AAACCAGAAGCTAAAACGATTGAAGATCTTAGCCCTTTAAAAAACGACGAGAAGAAAGAGGTATCTTGCATGATATTCTTTATTTCTTTTAAGGAACCTGTCATTTCATTAAATGCTTTGAGTTGCTTTTCTTCTGGAGAATTTTCTTTCATTTTTTGCATAGATTCTTCATAAGACATGCCCATGTCTCTAAAGTCCATCATTGCTTTAAGTGCAGTTGCGGACATTCCTGTTGTTGAAGCCATTAAAGATCTTTCGTGTCTGTTAAGATCATCAAAAGATCTACCTGTACCCATCATTGAGTCTCTCAAGTCTTCAAATATTTCTTTAGGATCTTCAGCTTTAATTAGCTTAAGTGCATCTAGGTTCATTCCAAATGACTGAGAAAGCATTGCAGACATCTGTGCAGCTGATTCAAAAGTATCTAGCTTGGCAAACATTTGTGCAGCGTCTTGTGCAGAAAGACCCATCTTAACAAGTTCAGCAGAAGTTTCTTGAAGTTGTTCAGTTGACATGTGTCCGAAGTTTATAATATCTTTTCTTAAGACATTAAAGTTTTTTGATATTAGCTTTGAGTTAACTCCAGATGATTTTGCTACGTTTTTAAGAGAAATCTGCGTGTCCATAAGAATTTGATTAATTCCGACACCAGACTTTACGGCTTCTTGTGCTGTGTACGCAACATCTTCTGCTGTCATACCTAATATTCTTAAACTTTTTTCCATAAAGGTAAACTGGACAGCACTGCCGTCTGTAGACGCTTTTAGGCTTTCACCTAATATGTCTGCATAAGACCCCATCTCTCCAAGTCTTTGTGCCATTGCTTGTGTTCGAGCTGCAATACCTGCTGCGCCTTCTCCAAACAATTTAACGCTTTCACTAGTTATATCTCTAAATTCAAGCATGCTAGCGCTAGCTGAATCTGCGAAACTTTTAATTGCACTACCTGCACCGCTACCATACTGCTCAGATATATCAAACATTTCCTTTGTAGCTTCAACAGCAGTTCCTATTGTCATTACTAGGTCCTGACGCAAAGAATTGCCTATTTTTGCAGCAGCAGCTGCAACCTTTAAAGGCAAAGAAACCATAAACTTTACAAATCTAGAACCATATTTTAAGGTCTGCATAAATACAGTTCCCATAACTTTGCCTATGTTTTTTAAAGCACCAAAAGCGAAGTTAACTGCACGATACACTGGATTAAAAACTAACAATAAAGTATGACCTATTTTTAGTGCGCTAGAACCAAAGGTCTTAACAGCACTACCCATAGCTTTTAAGCCCCACTTTCCTGATATTATTTTTTGAAAAAAGGGCTTACTTAAAATATCTTTAAATCCTAGACTAAATGATCTACCAACTCTTGAAGCTGTGGCTGACATTTTTGAGAGAAAAGCTTGAATTTTTTCTGTTAATTTTCCTTGCTTTGTAAGAGTCTCATTTAAATCTTTTTCACCAGCAACTATTTTATTATGCGCTGTTTGTCTTTCAGCCAAGGATTTATTAAGATCATCATATTCTTCTTTCGCTTTTTTAATATCTTCTAAAATATTTTGATTGACTTGATACAAAGAATCAGTAATTTCTGCTCTATCTAATAAAGTTTGATTAATATCTTGAAGAATTTTATGCTGTGCTGACAGTTCTTTAGAATCTGGTGTCGTTGCCATAGTTAACTCACTAGTTTATGATTAATATAATTATTATAATTTTGTATATGCAGAATCCTAAAATTTCTTTTTAAATATATTATTTGAAGTGGCGCTACTATTTTGTTGCATATTTTGCATTTCTTTTTGCTTTTCTATGTTTTCCTTTAATCTACCAATAAACCAGTTTCTTTGCCAAACAGGAAGTAAATAAGCATCTCTATAGCTAAAGTTTAGATGTTGCATTAAAACAAATATCTGTTCTAGAACAACATCACGATTTTCAGGCGTCAGGCCAAAAAAATGTCGCTCCGATTGGCAGGTCAACCTCACTTTCCTCATGACAATGTGAGCAAGTCATATGTGATTTCATGTCAACACCAGGCTCGTAATCATCTAAAAATCTTCTAAGTGCTAAAGAATCTCTAACAGGCATATGCTGTACAAACAATCCAATCTTATTCTTATCAGTTATTCCATCAACTGAAATGATTGATCTTGTAAGCCTATCAGTAACTGCACTTTCTACGCTGAATCCGTTTTTCTTTTTTCTTTCGTTAATAATCATCATTTCTTTTTCGTCGTGCCCATTAAGAAATTTAACTTGAACACTTTTCTTAGTTACAGGTAGCTGGACTTCAAAAATGTTTTCTCCTTGATTAACTGGGTCCATCTGAAGACGCTTAATCGGTAGTGTAGATAAGTCAAATGTGCTGGTGTTTGTTTTTCCGCAAGCAGGACAACCAATATCCAAAGTATAGTCAGCGCCATATCCTGTAATTCTTAGGGCAATAAGTAATGCATTGCGATCACCTGAAATTAGGTCATCCGGATCAATTGTCTTATCAATAAGACAACTTTTAATTAGTTTTGAAATAACCGTTCCGTTTTTAATGTATGCTCTAGAAGTTAAGATATCTTCTTCTTTTGCTGTCATAGGCTTTATTTCAAGAGTTTCAGTATCTTGCAAACTTTCGTTACTGTAAATTACACCCCTGGAAGGTAAAGGAACTGCTTCAACTGCAATATCAATACCGAAGTCATCAAGCATGACGTTGCTCTTTTTAATAGGGCCATTATCATCAATATCAGAAGGCTTAATTGGCTCGTCTAGTTTATTCATTGTTACTCCACAAATTTTATTAATTGTTTATGTTTATTATACTAATATTGTTGTTTTGTGTAAAATCACTAATGTCATTTAAAAGACTATTTATTTGTATTCTTTTAATATAGTCTTCGCTAGAATTATCTCCAAAAAGAGAAATAGAAACTGTGCCTGATAGTCTGTTTTCATATTTTTCTAACTTTGTTTTATTAAAATCAGCTATAGACAAATTTACAAAATAATCTTTTATCTCACCGCTACTTTTATATTCTTCAAGCAAGCCAATAATAGCTAATTCAACTTGAGGTTTTATGTTTGAAAAAACATTAGTCTCAGAAATAGGACTAAATAAAACTGACTGATTTGCAATGGTCGGCTCAACAATTAAAAGATTTTTTAATTTTCTTTTAATGTCCAGATAAACTCTTACGTTATGAAACAGAGAAAAAGAATTTTTTCTATTACTGCTCAAAGTATTTGCTGAAAGTGGTTTAATTTTTTTGCCTGCAGATAGAACGCCTATCGGATTTATAGAATAAAGTTTTTCTTTTGTTTTTAAGAGTAGTTTGTCAAAGTCATTATTATTATAAATAAATTTAGAATTAATTGGGTTAACAAAAGAAATTATATTATTAGTATAGTCTATACTATCAACAGGATCAGATAATTTATTAGTTTGTGATAAAGAATTAATAAAAACTAAAGAAGAAGGTGCTACAAGTCTCTTGTCATCAACTACAGCTTCACATAAATTATAAGTACTTAAACTATAATATGTATCATAATAATTTAAAAAGTGATTATCTAAGCTGTTAGTAGAACCATTAATAATTTCAGTCTTAACTGTGTCATCTTCATCTAAGATGTCTTTTATATTATTATTAGTATTGTTATAGTAGTAGTTATTTTTTATAATTGATCCAGATCCATCACTGTCATAATCAATAACATCAAATAAATAAACAAAGCTCATTTTCTCTTTAGAGAAGTTAACTGTATCTTTAACAATTTCAGGCGTGTTGATACCAGGAATAGAAAACAAATCGCATCTAAAATTATCAGTATCAGTTGCTATGTCTTTGGCTACTCTATATAAATTAGTTGTTTGACCAGACTTTTGATTTGTTATTTCACCTTCGTATTCTCTTAGGCAAGAAGCGTTATTCATTTTTCTTTTATTTTCATCAAGTATGTTTATACCGTCAAAACCACCGTAAGTAAATAAATCAAAACTACAATACACTGATGAAATTGCATCGCCTTCTGTTTCTGATTTTAAAATTGTTTGTAAATCAATATATTCAAAAACATTAGGAATAGAGTTTATTTGGTCAACACTTTTACCATCTCTTCTATAAAAAGCATAATTCCACTTTTCTTTAATTGTAGCCTCAGCAGGCAAATAAAGAATTTTTTCTAAATGAAAAAAGTCATTATGCGTATCTGTGTCTGTGTCTTCTAAGGGTGTAATCCAAAACTTGTTTGTTTTAAAATTTTGAAAATACTTTGTATAATCATAATAAAAGTTACATTCTGTGCTTAGGTCTTCTTTGAACTTTGCAAATGAAAAATTGTGTGTGCTAGAAGAATTTGCAAGACTTATTTTTTTAAGTTTTACAATTTTATTTTTATTAAACTCAACTCCCCATGATGAATTATCAATGTCATAATTTATAACGTTATTGTTAACATCATTAATTCTCATATTAGCAACATATTGAATTGGGTTATGGATTATCCTAGTTTCGTCTGTTATGTCTAAACTAGAATTACTTATGTTTATATGTGGATAAGGAAAAAAGCCGCTAGGAATCAAATCAGATTCATTTGTCATATATTCTACGTCTTTGTCGACTTCAACATAGACATGATTATTTGTCTTTCTGTATGTTCCTTCATGACAAACTTTTTTGTTTTCTAAATTGTAATATTCTCTTTCAGTCCCAATTTTTTTGCAAATATAATTTTCACTTCGAGGATTTAAGTTTAAGTCAATAAAGCTTAACACTTCTGAAAATTTGTTTTCTTTGTAGTTAAACTTATAAACAATTAAGTCAAACACAGACCATTTTTCTTTCATATCTGTTTTGTTTACATCACCTAGACGTCTGGGCTTTATTCTAAATCTGTAATTGTTTCCTTTTACACCATCTGAATAGGTGTGTAACCTAAACAGTTTTTTACAGCAGTTTTGTAAGTTTTGTCTAAAATTGTCTTCTTTAAAAACAGCCTGAGAAACGATCCAAGGAGTCTTTGCTTTTGTGTATATGCTTTCAAAAGATTCATAATTTATTGCTTGCTCACCTTCTTCGTTCCAGTTGTTAGTACCAACTGCAACAAAATGTCTAATATCTCCTTCATTTCTTTTAGTATTTTCAAAAGGCGTTGTATTTCTAAAAGAAGCATATTTGAGATTTCCAGTATTTAAATAAAAATCTTCATCTATGTTTAAGTTGTTTTCAAAATAATTTGTTTTTAAATATTTGTTTGACTCGTCATAATAATCTAGTATGTTTTGACTATTATCAGCAATTCCTTGAACGTATATTTTTGGATTTTTAAGGCTAGACTCTTTAGCGCCAAAGTCAATAGGAGTAGATGAATTGGTACTACCTAAAGATTGCAATACTTCTTCTTGTCTTAGACTACTTAAATCTTCTTCTTGTAAATGAAAAACAGCACCATCAGATGCAAAAACTACATCTGTAATTAGACCAATTGTTTCTAATGAGTCATCTCCTGTGATTTGTTCTATATAATCTCTATAAGGTGATATATCATCTTCTAAGTTTAGTTCTTTAAAGTAAGATCCAAAAAAATGAGTTCTACCTTTAGCACCGCCTTGAACTGAGTATTTATTGGGCCCTTTTTGTACTTCGTTAATACTACCGCTTAGAGGTCTGTCACCTACGACAAAGCCTGCGTCAACATATGAATTATCATTATTAAGTCCTTCGCCGTTACCTATACCAAGAACTCTTGTATATGTCAATTGATTACCGTTGTTACTAAGCCATACATTTGCAGCAATTGGACCAATTTGGCTTTTTTGATATTCAAACTCACCAAATATGTTTTCCCAAGTATTAAGTGTTTCACTGCTTTTTTCAAAAGATAAAACTTGTTGAGGAACAAAGGCAGGACCCATAGAAGAAGTACCGACTATCGAAAGTGTTTCTTCAGTTAAAGAAGCGTTTTGCTCTTCTATATAATTAAACGGCTTAATAATCTTACCGTTAATTTGTGCATTGCTAATATTTGACATTTAAAATCCTAATTTCAGCTATAATATAATAACTATTACACAGACTGAAATTAGGTTTAAATGTTTAAGAAATTAATATTGAAGTACGCAGTTATCAAATCTTATTGTTAAAGAAATGTCCGCTGGATCTTCAGCGTCATATGAAAGATCACCAAAGTTTGCATTTGTTAAAAACGCTCCTTTAATGTCCCATAGCTCAACTACAGTTCCTACTGGATCAAGTAGCTTAAGCTGGCAGTCTCTCTTGTAAAAGTCTGCATAACCAGCACGGCCACTAACAGATTCATAATGTGTACGAATCCATTCCATAACTTGCTGTGCTCCACTAGGTGCAATTGGATCGTGAAGAGTAACATTCATTTGATCAAATGTCATCTTGCCTGCAACGTATCTTTTTGCATTAATAAAGTTAATTTCTTGCTCACCAATTGTAAAAGAAGGGCGGCTAGCAGTTTTAAGGATAAAGGCATCAATACCCTCAATTGCGAAAACCCATCGGTTCTTTCTTTTTGGCTCAAACTTATTTGGAATCATTTCCGTGACTGAAAGCGTCTCTGCCATTTTTATCTCCTAAAATATTCTATATTATATATATTAATCAATTGAATTAGTTACTACGAAATCAAGCGAAATAAACTCTACAGACTTGGTAGGTTGCAAATATACCTTACCTCGAATTGTATTATTTTCAACGTCATTTTGTGTAGTTGTAGATGTATCAATCTGAACTTTGTATCTTTCAACACCTTGTCTAGCTTGAACTTCTGCCATGATTGGCTCAACAAGTGCACTAAATCTTTCTAGTGTTGAAGCTCTATTCGGCTCAAATAAAAGAGTATTAGCAACAGCCTTAACTCTACGACGAATGTTAATCAAAAGACGACGCACATTAATTCGATCAAGAGCTGATTGATTTTGCATTAATGTTTTTTGCCCAAATGCATAAACTTCATTGCTTCTTCCTGCTGGAACGTAAATCGGATTAATGTCAGCGTCATAAAGATCATTTAATAAATCACGACTCATTTGAACCTTTGCGCTACTTGCATTTAATCGACCACGAGTTAAACCAGCTGGTGCAAACCAAGGATCAGCAAGAGTGTCATTTTGACTCATAACACCGAGCATACAAACTGAAGGTGGCACCTGAATTGGCGTATTGTTTGAAGATCTTCTAGAAATGACGTCAGGGAAATATGCCGCTGCAAATGATGTGTCTAGCAATCGATCTTCAAATTTTTCAATTGTCTTGCCAACGTGAGGTTTTGTACTATCAACAATAACTGCTTTAGCAGCATCTGTTTCTTCAACATCCATAACAAGCATTGCATCAAAACGACTTTCGCAAGCTGTAATTGCATAATCTGTTACTAAAGGTTCGCGCATACCAGGAATAGCAAGAAGCTGGATCTCTGTTGCACTCTTATCAGTTAAAACGTCAATTGCTTTTTGGTAAGATACAACAGTCGGTCCTGTAAATGTACTGTCTTGTAACTCGTCTTGCGCTTCACGATGTGCAGCGATTGAGCTAAGTGCTGCTTTTTCTTTGTTGAAAATGTTTAAACCATCAAATCCACCCTGCATTATACATCGGAACTTAAGATATCTAACGTTTGATCCACTAGCAACATCATTAAGAACTAAATTACTCTTTGTTGCATGTGATCCACTTCTAGCATACTCAGCAGTTGACCAATTACCTGGAGCCCAAACAATGTTTTCTAAAGAGAAGTCTTCTGTAGATTCAACTGTAAATCTTTCGTTATCATTAGTTCCCATGTCAGGCAAGAACTTTGTCCAAGATCTAATACTAGGATTAATTCGAATCTCACCTAACTCTTTATGAAGTCCCGCACTTTGCTTCTTTGCAAACTTAACGCCCCATGCAAGATCTGCAGATGCCACTTGTGATGCACCAGATTCTCTTGTTATTGTCTTTACATAAGGCAAAGGTAAAACCTTAAGATGGTCTAAAGAAGCTGTCTGGAGTAAACGTGATGCTCCTGATCCGTTTGTTCCTGCCTCGTCAAACAAACCGTTAAATTCTGTATTAAGTGTTCTCAAGCCAGAGAAACCACAAGGTAAAGTAGTTAAATCAACTTCTCCTGCCATTACGTCATCTGCTAGTTCAACCCAAACGTATTTATTTCTTAGCTCAAAATCGCCTTCTTCAACAAGTTTATTCTTCTTAAAGCTATATGAAAGTCTTCTGTTACCTAAAACTCTGCCAATAAAGTTTCTACTATCTGGATCTAGTGTTAAATTCTTCCAAGAAGCAATCACCTCTCCACTTACAGGATTACTATCAAATGACTCAAGAGACAAAGTAAATGTTGCCCAATCTGATGCTGTCTTTCCTAAACGCAAGTCTGAAAGTAAAACTCTAAATCTATTGTTCGCTACAGCACCATCATCTTGTGCATGCAGTCTAAATAACTTCTTTGTTTGACCGCCAAACTTTTGTGACATAATCCAAGGAGATTTTGCAGTTCTAAATCTTGTCTCAAAACCTTCAAAGTTAGGTCTTTCAGCAGCAGCACGATTTCTCTGTCCTTTTGAAGGCAAGCAGAATGCTGCACTTTCTGTTGTTGCAGCTCCATCACCGCTTGTAAATATACCTGTTACATCCACAGAAGCAACTACAGGAGAAATATCCCAGTGAGCATGTAAATAGTGACCGCACTCTTCAATCTTTTCTGGATCAGTGTTTAAAACTTTCGCAAAATAATTTACGCTTTCAGGGTCGAAAGAGCAAGTTAAAATTGCAGGTTGATCTCCATTACTAAAGCCGTTAAGCAAAAGTGTAAAGCTATTACTACTTACCTTACCTAATTCATACCCTATCAAATGGTCCGCAGGTGTGCCGCCAAAAGATCTAACTGTTCCAACGCTAGTAACTGATTTTCTTACGTTTTCTTCTGAAGAAACTGCAGTACCATTTGCCTGTGCAAGTCCTGAATAGATGCCACCTGAATCTGCAAAGTTACCAATTAAAGATGATGAAGCTGTAGATGCAGTAACTTTATCACTCATGTTAAACGTAACTAGTGTGTCACCTGATGGTCCTGATGTATCCTGAACTATTGTAACTGTGTTTGACGTATTTGTAACAGTTAATAAGTTATCAACGTTTACAATTGCTTCGGTAGATTCAATAGCGCTCTTGATAAATTCCATTGTTCCTGCAAGAGTTGATCCAAGCTCAATGTTAACTGAAGTTGTGTCCGCATGCTCTTTGCCGTTACTGTTACCGCTATTATTTGTAATAAACTTAAAAGTATTTGTTGCTCCACTTGTAGAAATTAATGTAAAGTTATCATCAACTCTAGGTTGATCAGTAAACGTAAACGTAATTGTACCGTTGCCATTTGTGCCGCCAATAAACTCTAAATCTACATCAGTTCCACTCGTTCCGTTTAATTCAAATGAATCGTCAGGCATTACGATTTCAGCAATTGCATCTAAGTCGCCATTTAAGCCGTCAAGTTTGCCTTTGTTTTTCTGGGTTATAGTAAGAGTTTGACCATTAGATGAAAGTGATGCTGTAAGTAATCCTTCTAGTTGAGTTCCATTCGCACCATTAATTGCAGCTGCTAAGTTACTCAAAGTCTCTTTTTGACCTGCTAGTGTATCTAAACTGTTTTCACCAATTCGAACATTTAAAGATTCGTCCCCTGCTACAACTTCAAAAACATCACTATCATCTCCACCAAACGTAGCATCGTCCTCAAAAGTGATAGTTACAGAATCTGTAAGAGATCTGTTATCTTTTAAAGCCTTTAGTACCAAATTATTGTTATTAACTAAGTTAACAGGATTTTCTACGTCATGAACAGACAGTGTAATAGAAGCTTGCGTTGCTCCTCCGCCATCCATTCTAATCTGATCTCCTGTTGTACTATTAAATATGCTTGTTGAGCCAGACTCAATCTTGATAACTTCTCGGTTAGTAGCACTTAGATTTAAGGTCACTAAAGTGTTGCCGGCTTCACCAACAGTATCTTGTGTAATTAAAACTTTTGGTGTGTTAGCATTATTGACTTGAACTAGACTTGCTGTTATATTTGGATTTGCAGGATTATCAATACACTGTTGCAAGGCGTTGGCAACAGTTAGAGGAGTAGTGTTAGCAGTAAGATTAACGTTTGTTGCAGATGCTGCATTATTGGTAAATGTAAATGTTCTAGACTGACCGCCAGCCAACAAAACAATAGAAGATCCTACAGCAGGAACTAAATTGCTAGTATTTGTAAAGTCAATTGTGAGTGTTGCTTGTGCATCATCTAATTGAATTCCTGCATCTTGAAGAAAAGTACTTCCAGCGGCATCCTTCATAAAACAGCCTAGAAAATGTGTTCTAGCTACTGCACGTGCAGCTTCTTCATGGCCGGCTTCGAGATTTGCAAAATCATTATGTGAAAGGTTTGTCCCTGAATATGTTGTGGAATCGCCTACAACAAATCCAGCACCTACTGTCTTATTGTCACTACCTAACGTTCCGTCACCATCACCTACACCAAGAACGCGAACATATGCACCAGCTTCAGCATTTCGCATCCATTCATTAATGGCAAGCGGACCAAATCTATTTGCATTGCTGTCTTGACTAATTTCTGAAAGTGAGCCAAATATTTCACCAAACTGTTGAACATTTGCGAAAGTCTTTGGCACAAAAGCAGGACCACGTTTAGCAGGCCCTACAACTGCAGCAGGAACACCTTGAGGTAGAACTTCTGGGTCCCTAACTTGTGATAAATCTATTTCTCTTAGAGTAACTCTTGCTGAGCCTTGATTATCGGCCATATCTATAGTCTCCTGTTATTTATTTAAATCTTTATATTATATATTAGGGAAATTCGACGCCTGCGTTTGTAATTACAAAATCAATTGCAATAAACTCAACTGCACGTGTTGGCACGATAATAACTTTACCATTTAGACGATTATTGTCAACATCTTCAGCAGAGTTGTTTGTCTCGTCCATTATAACCCTAAAGTCCTCAATCCCTTGATTGATTTGTATTGATGCTAATTGTGAAGCAGAACTCTGAATAAATCTTGCTCTTGTTTCACTATTGTTTTGCTCAAATAATAGCCCTTGTGCAATTAACTCAACTCTTCTCTTGACTTCCAAAACTAGTCGACGTACGTTAACGCGATCTAAAGCTGTTCTAGCAAGCTGAGATGTCTTTTGGCCAAAAATAACAAATTGTTTATTTGGGAAGTTTGCGATAGGATTAATTCTTGCTTCATAAAGAGTATCACGATCAGCTGCGTTTAATCTTACATCAATAGCTTGAATAGTTTCTAGTGTTCCTCTTGTAAATCCTGCTGGAGCAAACCAGGGC